GTATACTTATTCATCTACAGAATATTTTGTTTTAAATTTATCTAAAGCACTTTCACCTTTTATTAAACCAAAATAAAAATGAAATGGTGCACCTGTTAAAAAATCCTTAAATGATGGATTATAATTAGCATCATAACCTCCTGTCCCATTAATATTGAAAATATAACCTCTTTCATAGATATCTCCTATTTGAGAATTAGGACTGATAAAGTATTCATTTGATAATGTTCTTCTACTCAATGATTGATAATTAACTGCTATAATATCACTATCTGTTGTCTTCCAACTATTATATTGGTCACCGAATATCGTTTGAGTTGAATTTCCATTATAACCCCATCTATAAAATGGAACTAACTGAGAAAAAATTCCGTAAGGATATGTTATTGCATTTATATTTGCAGATGGTCTAAAGTCAATGACACCAGGAGTGATAAAATCTTTATTTTGTAAATTTTCAGTTGTAGATGAAAAGAAAATCCCTATTGTTTGATTTCCTTGTCCACCATATACCGATACCGCAGAGTTTGGGGTACCATCTGAAGAATAAAATTCAGGTGAGAATGGTATTACCCCATATTCACTATTAATCGACATGGTTTGAGCCAAATCACCATCAATTCTTTTTTCAGGTCTTGAAAATAATTTATCTAATCCATTATCACCAAAAGATATTAATTCAGATAAGAATGAAGAGTCCGCAATTCTTGAGATTACGAATAAATTAACAAGGTCTGAAGTATCTGAATAACTTGTAGAATTTAATGATTTCATTATGTAAGCCCTTGCTGATGGGTCAAAAATAATTTCTTGATAAAAAGACGATTTAATACCTAAATTAATAATTGTTGTTGGGAACAACAATTCTCTGGTATTTAAACTAGCAACTCCGCTTGGTGGTGCTCCTATAAATGGCATAGTTTGACTTGGTAAATATGGTGAACTTCTAAAGTAGAAATTATTTGAAGTACTATCAAAATAAACTAATTCTCTTGTGAAAATAGGTGCCATAGGTTTATTTTGACTATCATAATATGTGTCAACTTGAATTGGAAAAGCATATAAAACACCATTAACCCAGTTATTCACGAATGATTGTGCTAGTACTCCTCTACATAATCCATAAAAAAATCTAAATCTATATGCCCACTCTTCAAATGCACTAATATCTTTACCTAAATCAACTAATGGTTTATTAACTAAAACATAACAACCATTTTGTATTGAGTCAGTTGCTTGACACCCATTAGAAATACCAAATGTTCCAGAAAATCCACTATAACAATTCAAACCAACCATTTGAGAACAATTACTTAAGCTCTCTATGACTTGTGGTCCTCCAACTTGATTTGCAATATTTGGAGTTACAACATCCGCACCAGTACTAAATCTTGATGATGTAACTGTTGTTCCATTTTGAGTGAGAGCATAAACTGAAAAGGATAGGTTTTGTTGTAATAAACTAACACTACCATTATAATTCGAATCGTCATCAATAAAATCTGATGATGGCAATCTATCAGTTCTCATAACAATTTTATTAGAATTCGGCATGTCTAACATACTGGTTCCAGTAAATGATGGATATAAAATTGGACTAAAATAAACTGAAGGTATTGGTCCATTACCAACTTGGCTTTGACCATATAATATGCCAGCACCTGATAAATCTTCTGCGGAGTCATAAGCACCCTCAGCAATGTCTTGATAATAATATCTATTCGAGGTTTTGGAAACAACTCCACTAACATTACCAACAGAAATGGTTGTTACAAATTGATTTGCATTTGATGTTCCGTTCAAAGAAATAACACTTGGTAAGTTTGCGTCTAATGCCCCATAGTATCCTACATTTAACGTTTTATAATTAGAATATTGATTACCTGGATTGAAAATATATGATGGATAAAATATATTATTTTGATTATTATGTGATTGAACACTTATTAGTGATGAACTTGGAAGTTTTTGAATTGGGATATTCAATCTAGTTTGTGCTGTAAACACAACATCATCTTCGTTAGTAAAACCTAAAACTTTACCTATACCATATCTATTAATATAAAGTGGTGAATATGGGTCAACCCCTCTTTGTAAAATTAATATTTTTTGTTGTTCGAAAGACTCAAAATTTGATGTTTCATAATTTTCGGTATAGTCTACATCATAATTTCCATTAAGTATTTGTTTGTATACTACTGTAGGATTTATAGTTGTAATAGCAGCCCAAATAGAATCATTTGGTCCAGCATTTGGTATGTTATATGTTGCAACTCCATTAACTACTGTCTTTGTAATAGTTATTGCTGTTAGAACTTGATAATATTCAATATCAGATGGGAACTCATACCTTAAATCATCAGTTGCCCCATAGGGTAATGTATAAAGTACAGTAGAGTCTGTTGTTTGAGATGTTGCATAGTTTACATTAACTGTTGTTGAACCTGTTTGTGTTGTACCTGTAATACCATTGACCACAGCACCATTTGTTAATCCAGTATAAGTATAGTTAACGTCTGTACTTGAATTTGGATTTATAAAACTTAATAGAGTTCCTGGTTGTAATTCTTGAGATGATAAAACACTTATAGTGTTGTCAAAATGAAATGTACTATTTGAATCAGCCGCAAAGGTTACTTTCATTTTATTAACATTATCAAAATATTTTTTTCTTGTATTGAACACATTGATTCTTTCACCAGGGGGTATACTAGTTCCAACCGCAAACTTTTTATCTTGATTTGGATATGTTTGTATTGTACTTTGATTAATTTTAAACTGATTATTATTTTTTGGTTGAGCAGCATATCCACCGACTGCCATGGCTTTCATACTAGCAGAAAGTGAATTGTTAACATCATAATTTTCATCACTTGTTGGCGTCCTTCCATCTTTTTGTTCAATAACTGTTAAATTATTAACATATAAACCTGAATTTGACAGTTGTGTTAAAATACCTGGAGGAGGAACCGCATCGTTAGCCGCACTACCTGAAGGTGATACTGTCTGTCCATCACAATCACAAGCTGAACAATCGGGATATGTTATCATTGGTAACTTGATTTTACCAAAGGTGTAAGCAACAATTTTATTGAAGTTAACAATTAAAATTGTTACTAAACTAGCAAATATCGCCGCCTTAGCAAAATGTGGTGCCGCTAAAGCAATCATTCCCCAAGAAATCGCCCCTCCACTCAAAGCCGCCGCACCTAAAAGTCCTTCTTGAGCACCTAAATAACCAAAATAAATAATTAATAAACCCAATAAAGGAACTGCAAAATTATTCCATAAAAATGCAACAAAATGATATATTGTTAATAAAGGTATTCCAATTAGTTGAAATATTTGCATTAGTATTGAGAATAGAAAAAATAAAAAATCAAAATTTCTAAATCCATCGTTTGTTGGGAATTTATTTGTAGTCGCCTCGCAATCACTACTATCAATTTCTTTAATTCCAATAAACCTTCCCTTAGCACCTTTTTTATATTCACTTATTAAACTCGCAACTGTATAAACTCTATTAAAGTCAAATTGATAAAAAGTATCTTCACAATTAATTTTTGAATTTAAAATATCAATTTCATCTTGTCCTGTAAATCCTTGAGTATACCCTGTCCAATTCAACCCAAAATAATATGAACTTCTCAATTGTTTTTGTGATGTAATACCAGTTGAATTAGTATTAGGGTCTACACTCTTGCTACTCCATCCATATTCTCTAACATTTGGTATAAGATAATACGGTCTTTTTGTTTCTTCATTTAATGTGGGTGGTTGAGACCATTTAACTTTAAATCGGTATTTAGCTTTAGTTGGAATACCGATAGCAGGGTTATTAGATAATACTTGTTCACCAAATTCATTCGTTATTACATAATTTAAATTCATTGGTAATTCAGTCAACCAACTTCCTGAACCATCAATAATATTACCAGATTGTTCTAATTGATACTGTTCTAAAACAGGATTCCCATTTGAATCTTGATTAATTGTTTGTCTAATCGCCAATATTTGACCTGTTCCTGCAATAAGATTACATAGGTTTCCCATGTCATCTTTTGGTCTTGTATCTGGTTTAACTCTATATTTGTCAGGGGTTGAAATTATTGAGCCCATAAATGTTGCCGTAGGTTCAATATCAATATTGAAATCATCTCTTAAATCAAAATCAATTCGATTGATTGCAATTTGACAGGTTGTTGGGTCTCCCCACAAAGGAGAAACTTCAATAGTTTTACTTAAAGAAACTATTTGAGGTAACGAATTTAAACTTGTAGATGTTCTAAAATTAGAACCAGCAACTTGTGCTGAAGTGGCTTTACCCATTCTAACTAAATCTTGTGGAGTTAAAGAAAACTGACCTATATCAGATAAATCTAAATCCATAAAAACGGTTTGTGCACCTAAGGGAGCACCCATTATCATGTAATCCCCACTCTCATTTGTTTTAGATGTAAATTTGTAGTATTTGTCGTATATTTCAACAGCGGTTGAACCTGTAAGTGCATCTAATCTTGAAGGTAATGTTCCTGTGGCTGCGTGTGTTGAATAAGATTTTTCATAAGGTAGTAGATTATATCTATACCCGTCTGAATTCTTATCGCTTGGCGATTTATAAGGATATATTGATGATATAATTGGATTAGACTCATCAACTACCTCTATTGGTATAAAAATTGAAACTCTTGCGTTTGGAAGACCAAATCCATTATTTGCTGTAACTCTACCAACAACCACACCATAGTCTGCACAGTTTCTTGTATAGATGTCGGTTTGTTGTATTTTCAAAGATAAGATTTCTAAGAATTCAAAATCTTGTTCTAAATCTACATTGATTGTTTTGTTTACCCCGATGTCGGTTTTTATTCTGTAGGATTGACCCATTAAAATCTCTTTAACTTATAAATAGTTTATGTGTTATTTTTCAAGGTGCACACATACACATTATAAATTATAAGTCAAAGTTTTAATAAATAAATGTGTTAAGAGAAAGTCACAGATTGGAAATTCTTAACTAAGACTTTAACATCTTTGTTTGGATAACGAATCTGATAAACCTGAGAAGGTTGTGCAAAAATTGTATCGTCTACAGGCCCTATTTGATTTGTTGCTGGGTCAGAATATATCATAGATGTTTGTGCTGAAGAATATTGTCCGCCAACCATATTATAAACATTTAATCCCGCAACGGTTAATACACCATTTTGATTTTGAATAATACTTCTAAGTTCTGATAGATATACGTTTTGTCCTAATTGTCTTGTTTGTGGGTCAAAGTATGTATTAACTTTATCAATAACATTTGAAATAATTTGTCCTGAGTTTTGTGCCGAGTCTAATACAATTGAAACTTCAATACTTAAGTCGATAACTTCAGCACTTAATATTGAAATATAGTCATTCATCATTCTATAGTTAGAAAGATAATTGGCTACGTTTTGTCTTAATGTGTTAGATACCAAGTTTGTTAATTTACCTGACGTGTCGTAAGATAAAAGTTGAATTAAAATTTTATTGTCGTTTTCTGTTATTGATACCTTAGCTGGTGCACCAAATTCAGATGGCATATTTCTAATAATTGATTCATAATCTTGAACAGTTACCGCTCTTTTTTGTGCTGAGAAGTTAAATGAAACGTAGTTTCTAATTTCTTCTAAAGAAGGAACTCCCGCTCCACCAACAGCCGCTGTAACATTATTAGCTCTTAAAGAGTTAACAACAGATGAGTTAGTCAATTCAGAAGGACCATTAACATAAAAAGAAACTGTACCAATTTGATTGATAACATTAGTTCCTAAGTTTGTTGCTAAACCACCACCAACTCTGTATTGAACAAATAATGTTGAATTTGGAATTAATGTAGAACCTAATGAAAAATTATTCATATATCTTTGTAAATCTAAAGTTGCACCTACGGTTGTAAATTGATTAAGTGCGTCTTGGGCTGTGTTTGTTCCACCACCAAAAGTCATTTTCTTAAATCCTTCAGGTGTAAATTCACTAATAAATCTATTTGATGTTTGTATATATCTACCAACTTTAATACCAGGTTGGTCTGAAACCTTTGTAGGGTCTTCAACAAAAACTCTATCTTCCGCTAAAGCATCTACTTCATACCATCTATTACTTGCACCTAAAAACTCTGCTGCTGTAGGTGTGTTTGTATATTCTGTACCACTTTTTAATAGAACACTTGTAATACCTAAAACATTTTTTTCAGGTAAGAATAATTCAAAAAATGGAACCACATCATTTGGTGTAATAACTCTTTTAAATACTTTTGTGATACCATTTACTACAAGTTCTCTTTTAGTAATTGTATAATTTATTAGTACATTATTGGCGTTAAAGTTAGGTATCTTTAATCTATTTGGATATCCTTGAGCATTATATGGTGATGAAAAATCAATATCGTAGATATTTTCGAACACGATTCCCGCTCCCGTTACTTGAGAACCTCTTGTTAGAATACCAAGATATCTTTCGTCTTCTTTATCCCCATAAGCTGGGACTGTGATTGAGAAATCAACTAAAGCAACTGAAGGTCTTTGTCCTGGTAATTTTAAACCATAAGTTCTGGCAATATTATAAATTGAAGACCTTTGTTGTGCATATTGTAATACAGTTTCTTGAACACTTCTATCTATATGATAGTGTAAGTTATCGGCAACTGCAGCATTCAAATCAATAAAAACTGAGAATACTGATGCATCATTAAAATCCTGAATTAATTCTGGATAATATGTTCTTACATAATTTAGAAGCTCGGTTCTTATACCTTCAAAATCCCTAGTTGTATACGATATTTTACGATTTGCCATTATATTATTAAATATTGATTATTACAAAATCACTTTGTGCGAAAGTATTTTTGTTGTTAGAGTAGTCTATTTTAATTTTTGCAGTATATTCAGCAGTTCCTTTACCAGGAAATCTATATATTGGTGAGCTACTTGTTCCAGCTGTTGCTTGTCCAGTACTTAAATCATATTCTTCCATCGGGTCTAATGGAGTTATTGTAATATTATTTAATAATAAGTTTGGCATAAATTTTGCAACTGCGTCTCTAATATCAGATTGTATTGCGTCAAAGGTCAAATTATCAAAAGGTTCAAATAAAAATTCATATAATCTTGTACCAAAATCGGGTAAAAAATATCTTGAACCCTTTCTTGTTAATAGAAGATGAATCAAATCTGCCTTAATTTCTTCCGATTCTAATTCTGTAAGTTGGAGATAATCTCCTTTAATTGAATTTTGAAACGGAAAATTTAAACCATATGTTACTCCTGCTGCCATAACTATAAATATAATGCTCCCCTTTTTCCTTATAAATAGATTAAAATAAATAATCCCGACTGTTGTCGGGATTATCTAATTAAGATGAACATCCAAAACATTCAATTTCAATTCCTTCAGGTTTTGGTGGCAAATTCATACTACTATAATCTACTTTAGGAATTTCAACGTTAGGTTTTGATTTTTGTATTTTTGAAACATCAACTGCTAAGTGTTTAGCTCCTGTTGAAATAGCTTTAGTCCTAACATAGTAACATAATGTTTTCAATCCTTTCTCCCATGAATGGAAGTGAGATGATGTAATCTTAGACAGTGTTGGGTTTGCCATGTAGATATTCATCGATTGTGATTGGTCAACAAATGGTGCTCTATCCGCCGCCATGTCAATAAGTTCTCTTTGAGAGATTTCCCAAATAGTTTTATACTTACTAATTAAATGTTCGATTCTTTTAACTTTTTTGCTGTGGTTTTTGTCTTCAGGGTCAAGATAATGATTGAAGTTAATATTTTGAATAGACCC